CTGGATCTTGGGCCGTTGTAACCGCCGCCCCCACTCCCCCGGTTGCAGGGAATGAAATCGTGGTCGTTGTCGCGGCGTGCGTGATCGTGGTCGCCGATAAAAGAGACCCAAACCCAGCAGCATCCGCGTCGCTCGCGAACCCAAGCGAAACCGTTCCATTCGTCTGTGAGATCGATGTATTGATCACAACCTGAATAGAGGTCAGCTTCGCATTGTCCGGAAGAATCGCAAGCGAAATCGTGGTGTTGGTCAGAGTGACGTTATCCGTCAAGGTGTAATCGTCAATCCAGACTTTTTCCACGCTTTTGATATAGCCATTGAGGATAACGTTATCCCCGCTTCCGCCTGCATCGTACTTGGTTACGTTGGAACCTTTAACACTAGCTGTAGCCATTTTAATTCTCCTTTTCGCCTATAGCGTATTTCTATGGCTGTTTATTCACTCGTTAATTGAACTTCGCAGACCCGCGCTTCTTCCAAACGAACGGCGCCGATATTCAATTCGTAATAGACCTGCCATGAATATGACAAGTCTTGGCGTTCATCAGTCCGGACCATCGGTTCCGCTCCCATCGCCAGACAAAGACCATAACGCTGCATTGCAAACGCACTTGTCACGGTCCCTGAGCTTGAGAGATTGGTAGAAACGATCCACTTAAAACCCATCCAGGTATCAATATCCCCGCGGACGAGAGCTTTAATCGTCACATAATCCGAGGAAGTAGCCTGAGTGGTGTTTAAGAGAGCGTCCATCCCTTGAGGCGAAACGACGAAGAAACGGTCTTCTGCTTCAACGTCTTCCATGTCAAACACCCGCTTAACCGCACGAACACGGGCAAACGTCAACGTCGCGGCGGTGCCTTCAGTGGTGGTCCCGGTTGGGTTGACGTGGGACGCGATCGCGGTTGTCCCGAGGGTGTTTGAAGTCGATCCGGTCTCACCCGATTTCGATGTCGCAAGAATCTGATTGGCAATGACAGTGTCAATCTGTCTGCCAAGACTCTGCGCCGCGGCAATCGTGTACGCGGACCTTGGATCTGAGATCATCCGAAGTTCATCACCACGGTCGAGCATTCGATTGTCGTGGTAATCAACCATCGTGCCCATTCTTCGAGCAAGATTCGGATCGTTGTTCGGGGTCTGAACGTTACGACCCCCTTTTGTGGACATGGACCATTTGCCAATCTGGTCTTGGAAAAAGACCTTTGCCTTGACATTCGGTTTCATGTACACAATCGGCATCAGCTTGGAATACTTCTGCTGCGCCAACTGCATGATGTTCTGCGCATACGCCTGCGCGTATACGTTACTTTGGGTATCTGCCATGACGGCCCTCCTTTTGGTTATCAATCAAACGCTTGGGATTTGATTGTCCTCTTAAGAGGGTCGCCTCTTACGCAAGTCTTACCGGGGCGTTTCAGCTTATCCGGCCAATCTAAAACCCTTAGGGAGCCTTAGCTTTATCCTTTAGGTCTTCGTGCAATACCAATCAGCTCGTTAACGTGCTGAATCGCTCTGTCTCTAACTTCCCGAGGAGCTTTTTCATTGTTGTACGGATGGTTCATGTCCATACGAATCGCATCCCATTCCGCTTTAGCTTCATCGGGAGTCAAAGAATGTCTCTGATACCGGAAATCCCCGATCTTGTTTTCTGCAAACTGATCTCCGATCTTTGCAAGAAACCTGATCCCATGCGGATCTTTTGAAAGCGTCGCAGTGATATAATCATTCGTTTCCTGATTATCAGAAAACTTGTTGATCACCATCTGCCCGAGTTCAATCTTTGCCTGATAAGCATCGCCCCATTCGCCCCTAAGCTGATTGATCGCTCCGGTGACTTGGTCCTGCTGATCTTTTAAAGCCTTGGCATAAGCCTGTTTTGTCATGTCAGTGTAAGCACCCCACAGCCCTTTCGCGGCCTCAGGGGTAAGCTTGTGCGCATGAACAACCTCGGCAAACTTAGCTTTATCAAAACTCATCCCTTTTAAAGACTCCGGGATTTCTACATCCGGTAGCCCGTAACCATCCGGCTTTTCCGGAATCCCCATGGCTTTTGAAAATACCTGCCACGCAGCGGTATCGTCTTTGCTTTTAGGGATCGGGACTTTCTCATAACCTAAAAGCTTTTCTAGGAGCAGGTGGCTTTTAACAGCTTCGCTGAATCCTTCTTTTGTGTCTTCAAACTTCTTCATGGTCGGAGCGTTTGCAAGGTCCGCCGGCAGTTGTGCTTTCCAGTTAAAGGATGGCGATTGCTGCTGGGTCTGTTGCGTTTGCGTAACTGTGTCCGTCTGTTGGGTCTGAGTATTATCCACTTGGGTACTCTGATTATCCGTCATTTCAAAACTCCTTTTGTGATAACGCGACGATTTGTTCAGGGTTGAGTTTGAGAAGCGTCTTAATCGTCGCGAGGACCTGACGCTTCCCATGTTTGATTAAAATCATGTTCGGTTCAGACTCAGCAAAGTCGTACCATCCGCAGATTTCCTCTAAGAACTTCACGACTTCTTTACCTTGTGGCGTGTCAAGCGAGGCCCTTAAATTGGACTGAAGGCCCGCGACATCATCACGATTTTTAAGGTCAATCATTTTTCTTCGCCTCGGAAAAAGCCTTTTCTGCCGCGCCGGCGTCTTTTGCAATCTGTGCGCCCTGCTGCATTTCAGCCATTTCCCACTGAGCCTGAGAACTCTGCGCCCGGCCTTCCCGAATCTTTCGGACTTCGTCATCATCACGAAGCACTTTTATGTTTGCCCCTGTGATCGACCAGACTTCATCGGTGACCTTGTCCGTATCAATCTTATCCAGCACATCAGGCGAATATTGCGCCATCTGCCCAACCATCGTAAGTCCGGTCACTAACGTATTCAGCTCTGCCCGTCTTTGCGCTTGGGCTAAAACTCCGACAAAATCAATCTCAAATCTCGGGTCCATCATGACTTCAACAGGTTGTTCAGGAAGGCGTCCGCGCCTTGCGAGAATACCAATCGTCCGCTGAATAATAGGACTCAGGACTTCATCAAGATACCTTCCAACCGCGGGACCGAGCATGGTCATCTTTTCGTTAATTCTTTCCATAATCTCTGGGTTGTTCATGTCTTTAGTAATATTTGAGAAGGCTAAAAAAACATCGTGGTACATCAAAGTCTTGACCTTGCCTGAATAGTATTCAACCGCCGCAAGCCCGACCTGAGGATCTCCAAAATTCCCGAATGCGAAAATGTCTTTCCCATCCATCACATCTTTTTTGTAGTAATTGATGGCTCTGGGGTTCATGTTGAATGGGGCGATAAAAGCATTGTGAGGAACGGCAATCGCAGGGTCTGTCGCTTTCATCATGGTCCTGAGATTGGTCTTCGCCGCGACATTCAAAATCCGCGCAAACGGCAGGGCTTTCATCGCAGGACTAAACCCCCACGGCATAGCTGGGCGCTTATCAAAGCGGTGGCAAAATGCGGGGAACTCATGGTACCCGGATTCTTCAATGATCGTCCGGCCTTCAACATAAATCCATGACGCTTCAATCGGCAGGTTCTTCTTGTCGGTCTTTTGAATCTCTCGCGCATACCTGTCAGCGATATAAAGTAAAAACTTATGTTTCTTCGACTGCCCCTTCTCCTGCTTGATTTCTTCTTTTAGATCATTCGGGAGATTATCTTCACCCCACTTCCCGGCCGCTTGCTCTGCCGTGTAATCAAACTCGATGTAATATTTACAAACCCTGCCTCGGGCGTCCTCAACAATAACGACTTGCTTAACCGGGAGGTTGTAGAACCTGACATCATCCTCAATATCCTCCTCCTCGAATAACGGAGACGTGCCATAGACCCCGCTGGATTTGTAAGAGGGGAACATCTGGTCATAGAAGTTTGATCGATTAAGAGCATAATTGACTTCCTCCATCACTTCTTCGAGGTAAGTCCCTACGGCCTTATTCGCGGTATATTCTGGATTACGATGTCTAAGGCGGGACCATTTTGAGGTCGGAGGAGTTAGGTAATTCATGAACCCGCTTGCGAATACATCAGCGGATTCTAAAGTGGTGGAGTCCCAAAGATGAGAGGGGTCTAATTCGTTCCCGGCGGAATAGGTCTTGTTTACATCTTGGCTTTCGATGTAAAAATAGTCATGAAGGGTCTGCCAGTAACTCTCAAAATTCCTGCGCTTTGAAAGCTCCTGTTCGTACTGCTGGATTAACTGATCGGCGCGTGGCTTTGAAGGCGCTTGAGCATACGGCACAAGAAATCCTTAAAGAGCTTTAAAACGCTCTTGAAAGTTATCTCAATTACCATAGGCTCATCCTTTGCAGGAGTCGGCACCTTTGATTTATTGGGGTTGTTTGAAATCGGAGACGCAACACTTGAAGACATGTTCATTGCGCGTTTTCTGTTCCATTCACTATTTGGATTTTGACGTTCAGCCCATCCCATCACAGATCCCTCGCGTAATGAACTTCGATCGGCTTATACCCCAACCGCTGATAAAAGCTTTTGATTTTCTCAGTCTTTGAATTTTCTAAAACAGCCATGATTATAGTCCCAACCTGCCTCAGTTTCAATCTCTTTTCAACTTCTCGTAACAGCTTCACTCCGTACTTCCTGTAATCTGGCTCAACATACCAAACCATTTCCTGAAACATAAGCCGTTCACTGGCCGGGGATTTGTACATCACCCCGAAAAGAATCCCGTGACATCCATCGTCATCAGTCAAAAGAAAGCAATTCTCAGCCTGAGATTCTTTAAACCCGGTGATCGTATTGATTAAAACGTTCAGATCAAAAGCTCCGACATACTCAGACACCGCCTCCTTGTGAAACAACTCCACCAACCGCACAACATCAAGATAATGCAGATCCGAATATGTCTCAATCTTCATTGCCCTAACAGCTGTTTTCTTGCCACGTTCGCTTCACCAGCTACGCCCAATGGTGAAGTATAAACACTCTTTGTCTGCGCCGCCCGCTTGCGTCTTACGGTTTCCTCAGCCTTTGCCGCCGCATCTTCAGGCTTTGGAGCTTGTGGTAAAGGTAACGGCCTAACAGGCGCGGGATCGCCCCCACCGCCGCTTTTTCCTCCAGAGGCTAGTTTTGAGATCCCAAGCCCAGCCCCGGCCCCTATCGCTGTCGCCAACGCTAAACTAGTAAAAAATCCCATTACCGCACCCCCGCCAATTTGAAAAGGTTATCTTCCTGTGAATAAAATTGTGTCTTTGGCTCATACTGGCTGTCCTGCCTTTGGACAACCTGCCCGATTAAACTCTCGGCCATGATCACCGCGTCCCCTAAATTTGGGCTTGGGATACCGTCTTTACGCATTTTATCCTTTGATACCAAGATACGGCGCTGATTATTATCAAACGCGTATTTTATTGTCAAGAGTTCATCAATCACCTTTTGCGTTTTAATATGCCTATGCCCGGCAACCAGCCCATTCTTTAGCTTGTAAGCGTTCACTGTCCGGTTATTGCCGTACGACTTGTTATCCTGATACCCAATAGAGGGATTGCGAAAGCCAACGAAATAATCAAGCCCACGGCCTTTTTTAAGTGAATCTAATGGCCCGGCTCCCAAACCATCTTCATCAATCGCGGCCATATCCACTCTGTGGTCATTTGTAATCATCAGAATCCGGCCGGTCGTGTAATTTAAATCTTTATGCTCCCACTCATCGCAAAATATTTCTTCCCAATGCAACGCCCCCATCTGCTGAAAGATAAAGGCGGCACACTTGTCATCACCATACCGTGCAATATCAAAGCCTGCGACCCTTAAACCGTATCCAGCCGCAAGCCCGTGAGCGTTTCTTTTCCCAATCTCAAAATCAGCCAATGAATAAAGACTGTCCTCGGACTGGTCCAAGGGCTTCCCCATCCAAATATGTTGATAATCCTTCTCTGATAACTTCCGGCATTCCGCGGCCTCGTTCTTTAGCGCTTGGGGACAGAACGGGTTCTCGTCATAGTTAATATCAATCACCAGCGTATCCGGCCTTTTCGATAGCATCACAATCACAGGATCATTATGCACATGTGGATTCATCGTAAAGATGATCTTTGCGTTTTCTTTGCGGATAGTGGGAATGAGGACATCAAGCGTTTGCTTGGTCAAGGCCTGTGCCTCATCGATCCAAAGTAAGTCAATACCCTCCATCCCTTGAATGTTAAACGCCCCTTGCTCTCTAAATCCACGAAAATTAATATTGCTCTCTGTAACCTTCGAGGAAATCTTTGATGCGGCAATGTCAAAATTAAGCTGGAACTCTCTGATTAAATCTGCAAGGAGGGAATAAACTGACTCCGAAATGCTATTCTGCGTCTCTCGGCCACACACTGTCCGAAGCTTGTATTTCTCATTCAGGAATAATACAAACCTCCCGATCGATTGAGACTTCCCACCGCCACGCCCACCCTTAACAATAAAATAGCGGTAGTCGTTGAATCGATCAATTAAGCCGAGAAGTTTCTCCGGGATATCCAAGATCTTCGGAAGAATCAGAGGCATCAGGTTTAGCGCCTATATTAAACTCAAGGTTAATAGTTGGCGCCTCACCAGATACTTTCTGGATCGTAGGCATTAAAACAACGTGGTTCATTGCTCCGAGAATTTCTGTGGGCATATCTTTTTGGACTAAAGCCAAAGCGATCTTTATCTTTTGAGCTTGTTTAAACTTATGAAAATTATCATTCAAATAAGTCCATGTTTTTCCGAGCAATAATTCCTTAACTGATTTCTCACGTTCAGTGGTGTTCATTTGCCCTTCCTAAGCGCTTTCAAAATCTCGAATAACAAGTTGGCTTCTACGCTGTCGGATGAATTGGTGGTATTGTCTACGCCGCGGATCATGACGCTTTTGCCCAGGCGTTTAACCTGAATATCGTCATGCACAGCAAAAACGTCAAAGCCTTTTCTTGGAAGGTCAGCCATATCTAAATAATACCACTTTCACGTTTCCTGTCAAAGCAAAATTGGCAGCTTCCCCCTCCGGTGTTGCGCGATAAAATCAAGCGCCTCTTTCTCTTGCCCGGGAACGATATTTTCTTCAGCCAATTTCAGATATTGATCGGCTTCCTCATTGTTCTTGAGCAGCCGGAGGCATGTGGCGATATTCATCAAAACTTTAAACTCATTCGGTGAAAGGA